AGGCTTTTTAGCCTTTCCATAGTAATCTGAATTTGTAGATTCCGGGTGCTTAACCGCCCCGGACACGGTCTATATTTTCAGAAGTTGCAGAGGACCACAAATCTTCTGTAGCAAGAGGGAAAGTAATTCTTTGTTTAGATTGTCAGTCGAGCCCATGTGGCGAAAGACATAAGGGATATTGCTTATCCCTGACGTATCAAGAGAATTACCTCGTAACTTTTTTCTGTAGGACTCCTATGTCCGAATATAACTAGGCTTTTGGTGGAAAGAGTCCACCACCCCCTATATGTTTCATAAGTAAGATGAAAAGCACAAGTATGTGTAGTACTTCTAGCCTATGAGCTCACGTAAGGCCAGAAAGCGTACGCGCAAACCTGGGTGTGATAAGTAGGAGGGAGGAACCATATATGGAACCTTTCAAGTTGTAATAAGTTAATTTCAGAAGCACCTCTCGTAAAAGTTAAGTTCTGTTATAACCTCTCGAAAAGACTTGGAAATCCTGTGTGAAGAAAACAAAATAAACATTGCTGGGTCAAACCAGTTATATATATTTGTAGTCTACGTAGTTATGCTTTGTCTATGTGTTATCAGAAAAGCAATTGTGTCCCACATAAGTTTCAGTGGGAGAAAACACCTTTAAAAGTAGTGAGATCTCTTTCGATCGAGCACAAACTCCATAATCACTTGGATTCACTGTGTAAGGATTGGAACCTCTCGGATGACGTTCCTTCAGGAAGATTGATCTCCCCTTTCGGTATGGAGCTATTTTTATTGTGTTACTCGGACATGTAAAAGTCAAGTCCGCGATGCCTGGTGGATACCAGGCTATAGGGTGGGGACCCTGAATAAAAACCCTATACGAACCAGATACAAACTAGCATACAACCCAACGATGCTTTCTTACGCCGCCAAGTTAGTTGCCAAGTCGAAACCTAGTTCTGCACCCACCGTAGTTGCGAGTGCAAAGACGGGCCTTGTTGCAAGGTCTCAAGATGCCCCTTCAGATTGGGACGGATCCGATCTGAGTGAATATGAGGAAATGGAATTTGATTCCAAAATGGACCGAATGGTTCACCTCGAGAATCCCAGGAAGGCTAGGGCAGCCTACCGGACAGAGTTCCGGGCAAACAACTGGAATTTGCACAGTGCTGAGATGAAACAGTATTTATATACGTACGTTTCGCGAAATCTTGGCAAGAAGGACGTCGATTACATCATTAAGTTGGTGGAAGACGTTGCCCTGTTGGGCTACCAGCTGTTAGATGCTGGTTCACATAGTCAGCGTATTTCCGCGGTCGTGACTTTTATTAAGTTGCGTTCTGATGGACCGCTACTTTCGTGTGAGTATCTCGAACCGTTGCAGCGCTATTTTGATAGCCTCTTCGGAACTCCTGAAGTTCAAGGGTTAGATCATTTCTTTGAGAAAGCTCGCTCAGCTTTGGACACATACACGGACATTCAAGAAACTCAGCTTTTTAAGAAGCTGCATCGTTTTTTGATGTATGCCTTGTCCCTTTCCCTCTTTGATAAGGTGGGGATTAGTTTTGACAACTTACGCTATTCGGAAATGGAAAAGGAATCCATTCGTCGAAAGCATTATGTAGGTGCGTCATTTGTCCATTGTATGCTGGACACACTCCTATTCATTTCGGAGCGTGGATACCAGTGTATGAAGACGGGTCGTGTTGATCCGATCTATCACAGTGGGAAGTCATATTCCCAGTGGATGGATAAAGCTCAGGAACTTTCTCGAAAGTCAAAGTTCTTGTCCAACCCAGAACCTCATGGGTTTTCTGTTCCTCAATTTTTGCAGGAATTAGATGATGCAATTGAGAATGGTAAAGCCATTGCTCGATACGCTGAGGTAAGTTCCGACTTCGAAAAGAGGTTGGTTCGAAGAGCACTCGCAGATTTGGAGCTTTTGAAAGCTACTGAATTGACGCGACGTGCAGCAGGCCAAGACAGGAAGGCTCCTTTTTCTGTTTTAGTCTTTGGAGGATCGAGTGTAGCGAAATCTGCATTCACAAAGATGTTATATTACCATTATGGTAAGACATTCAATCTTCCTACTGAGAGCGAGTACCGCTATGTGCGGAACCCCAATGATCCTTTTTGGTCGGGATTCACAAGCAGTAAGTGGTGCATCCAATTGGATGATATCGCTTATCTCAAACCCAACATTGCAACTCAAGGAGATCCAACGATTTTGGAGATGTTGCAAGTGATCAATAGTGTTCCTTTCGTGCCTAATCAGGCAGAATTGGAAGACAAGGGTCGTACTCCCGTGAGAGCTAGTTTGGTGATTGCAACCTCAAATTGTGAGGATCTCAATGCATTCCACTACTTTCATTGCCCTTTGGCAATTCAGCGTCGGTTACCATATGTTATTACAGTGGAACCCAAGCCAGAATATGCCCGTAATGAGGTCTTTCTAGATCCCATGGCCGTACCCAAACTGGAGGGCGGGGAATATCCAGATTATTGGCTTATTGAAGTGAAGAAAGTTGTTCCACAGGGAACTGACATTCGAAATCAACAGGCCAAGCTCGTAACCATTGAGAAATTCAGTGATGTTTACGAGTTCACCGCATGGTTTTCGGAAGTTGCTATTCAGCATGCTACCGAACAACAAAAAGTGGAGGAGGCAGATCAGTGCATGGCGAAGGTAGAACTTTGTCATAAGTGTTATCGCCCGATCCTAGCATCCGGGAAGGGATGTAAGTGTCCTGATGAACTCGAGGAGCAAGGTTTTACCGCCTTTGTTGCTTGGAGCTTCTGGTCCTTCCTTTCTTGGAGCTACATGTGGGTGATCTTTGTTTCCTGGATTCAACTTTTGTTGTGTATTCCAGTGGTGCGTGGTTTTGTTCTTCCATACGTGGAAAAACTGATCATGGACATGTCTCAGCGTAATATGGCTCGCGTCATAAGTGCGCTAGGCAATCGGTTCCAACGACAAATAGGTTATGTTAGAATGTTTTTCTACATTTCCTCGATCGTAGGCACCATGTACGTCTATTTCAAGATTTTCCGAAAGGTTACTGGTATCTTTCCAGAAAAGACTGAGGAAAGTGATTTGAAGCCGCAAGGTAATAATCAATCAAAGCCTGTGGTGGAGCAATCTATCACATCAGCTGAAGTAGGACGTGCACCTGAATCGCGCAGTGAGGCTGAAAATGTGTGGTACGATGATAAGTTTGTCGCAACCACTTTTGATGCCCCATTGTCTTCCCCTCAATTGTCCACTATGACTGAGCAAGCTCTTTTTGAGAAACTTGGTCAAAATTGTGTTCTTTTCCGTTCCACCTCATTTGAAGAGAGTGTAACCCGATTTAATCGGGCCATTTGTCTTGGAGGTCAAATGTATTTGATTAACAATCATGGGTTGCCAGATGTTGGAACCTTAACGATTGATATCGTAGCAGGAGTCGGAGAGGGTATTTCAGATGGACATGCGTGTTTGGTCTATCAGCAAGAGATATTGCGTTTTCCCGATCGGGATTTTGCATTAGTCAAATTGCGTGGCTTTGCACCAAAGAAGAACATCAAGAATATGTTTCCTAGTGAAACTATGAGTGGTGTTCTTAAGGGCTTTTATGTCCTACGGAATGAATCTGGATCTTTGGAAAAGATCGAGATGACAGCCGTGAAGAAAGAGATAGTTGGACTTCCTAGGTTAGGGGCCCAGACTGTCTGGCAAGGTAAACCAGCCCGCAACACCGTAGCAGGTGAGTGTGGTGCCATGTTAGTTCTGCGTAATGGAGTTTCTCCTTTTATTGCAGGTCTGCATGTTGCTGGTAATCTTGAGTCCGCAGCCTCGTTGGTTTTATCCCGCGAGTTGATTGAGGAGTTGTGTGCGAGTTATGACACTTATAGTGATTATGAACCCACATATCCAGTTCTGAATCTTCAGAATTCGAATCAGTATGTCGTAGGAGAGTTGCACCGTAAGTCCCCATTTCGTTTTCTCGAACATGGTGTGGCTAAAGTGTATGGCTCTTTTGGAGGATTTCGATCGCGTCAGCGTTCAAAAGTCCGCAAGACTTTGACTTGTGATTCCGCGTTAAAACGGGGTTATGAGATCAAAACTGGTGCTCCAGTGATGTCAGGGTGGGAACCCTGGTACAATGCTGCAAAGGATATGACAAATCCTGTTACCAAATTCGAACAACCAATCCTTGAAACTGTGAAAGCAGATTTTCTTAGGGATTTGGAAGCCGGTCTTGATAAGGATCAACTCCGAAAGGAGCTCTTTGTCTATGACGATATGACTGCCATTAATGGTTGTGCGGGACTTCGTTTTGTCGATAAGATGAATCGAGCCACTTCTATGGGTTTTCCCTGGAAGCGTGCTAAGAAACATTTTATGACGGAGATTCCTGCTCTTCCCAATATACCTAATCCTATGGTTTTTGGACCAGAAGTTATGGAGCGATC